GGTTGGGACGACAAACGAGGAGGCCCCTTTGCCCACCGTTCCCGCCCCAAAAATCATGGCTGCTTTGCTATTGCCCATAATCGCCACACTGGCGGTACTGGGTGCTACCAAAAGCCTTTCAGAAGCCCCTCAGAGCCCGCCTACGGCACGCAACCACCGTGTCGCTGTGACTGTGCCCCCCACAACAACCACGACGATTCCAGCCGTCGCTATCCCTGCCGACGCGTCCTGCCCCCAATGGTGGCCGTTAGCGGTCCAGGTCGGCTGGCCCACCGATCAGCTCGACATGCTCGACCGGGTAATTTTCCGTGAGTCCAGGTGCTTACCTGACGCGTGGAACGGTCACGACGCAGGGCTAACCCAAATCAACCAAATACACACGGACTTTGTAGCGGTCATGGGCTGGTCCTGGCCCCAAGACATGTACAACCCTGAGCTAAACCTGCGCTTTGCGTTAAAGCTGTGGCAGGGCAAAGGTTGGCAACCGTGGGGGTTTTAATCCGAACATGCTTGTATTACCTTTCGGCAATTGTTACTGTGCTATTCGTCCACCACTACTTGAAAGGACCTAAACAATGACCGAAGCCCAACTAAACCTGCTGTATGCAGAGTTAGCGCGACTGCAACGCGACCTGGAAGAAATCACCAGACTTGTCAACGACACAATCACGGAACGTGACGCGCTACGCAAAGAACTAACCAAAGTAACTGAGGAACGCCAACTGTGGTACGAGCGTGCAATCCGTTTGGGGTCAGATCATGTATGAGCAACCACTGTTCGAAGACGTGCGCAGGCACCCCGCAGCAAACACGTACACACCAGCCAAAGCGGAAACGTCACGTGCAGCTGCGTTAAAGGTGTACCCGAAGACTGGCACCTACAGGTGCAAAGTTCTTGGGCTGATTATCTCGTACCGGGGTTTGACCTGTGACGAGGTGTGCGAAAAGTTGAACATGCTTGTACAGACCGCCACACCGACAATCAACAGCCTGGTCAAGGACGGCTGGTTGCGTGACTCAGGTGCTCGACGCAACACACGCTCAGGTAATCCTGCTGTTGTGTGGGTGGCTGTGGCATGAGCTTTGACCTGGGCAGTTACACAACTGTTAACGACCGCCTGCTCGAGCTGTTTAAAAAATACCCTGACGCACGCATACAAAACACTGTGCCTAGGGTTGACATGTTTGACGGCCGTGAATGGTGGGTTGTCACCACAACTATTTGGCGTGATCCAACAGACCCGTTGCCAGTGATCGCGTCAGCAGCCGAACCCAAAGGCGCAACGCCATACACAAAAGACTCAGAAATGATGAACGCCGAAACGTCAGCCATTGGGCGAGCAATTCTGTTGGTGGGTGGTATCGGAATTAAGCCTGGCGGAGGCATGGCTTCAGCTAATGAGGTACGTAATCGTGCCGGGGACGACCGTCTCTCCCCGTCCTCGAGCACGAACGTACGTCAATTCCCCAACAAGTTTCCGAAACCGTGCGTGCATTGCGGGACTGTGGTAGCTGAGGGTGAGGGTGTGTCGTGGAAAGACGGCGATAAGTACAAGACCGCACACAAAGAGGGCCAGTGTGACATGGAGGCACCGTTCTAGTGGGCACCATGAAGCCCGCCGACATGCGGGCACGTGAGCAGCGCAAGAACCTTGAGCGTTACAGGTTTAGGCGTATGCACGCCGAGCGAGCCACAAGCAAACAGATCGACTACCTGGTCAATTTGGGGCACATGAAACTGTGGGAAGCACCAGCCACCCTCGACTGGGTCAAAGACACGTTCATACTGCCAAACGCACACAAAGACATCACGTGCTTCATGGACCTCAACAAAGAAGAAGTCAGCAAAGCAATAACCCGACTCAAAGAGGAGCTAACAAGTGAATGACCTGACCGAAACAATCGCAGTAACAGCCATGATCTACCTAACAATTGTGGCGATCCTGTGGACTATCAAAATCATCAGAAACAAGGACCACTGGTAATGTCACTAGAAAAACGCATTGAGCAAGCCGTTGAGGCGATCTACAGCAATCCGAACCACTGGTCAGAATTGATACTTGCGCAGCTGCTCGACGAGGCAAAGCGACGCATTGAATGGCAGAGCCAAGTAATTGTAGATTTCCAAACTCCGACACCAAATGAATAAGAAAAACGTTCCAACAATCCCGATTAGGTGCAACGACTGCATTGACACAGGTTTGGTTGAGTTTGAGAGTTACCCAACAAATAACAACCCTTGCAAACGGACATACAGGTTTGTTAAACCTTGCACGTGTTCAGCTGCGCACCAATGGCTTGACACAGTTGACCGTGTTGTTGGGTTTAACAAAATGGCTAGGCAAAAGAAACAAAATGCTTGAGAAAGAGTTTCAGCAGTCATTGGTTGACGTTGCCCGTTGGAATGGCTGGCGCGCACATGCGACCCGCACAGTGCAAGTCAAATCAGGACACTGGTTAAGCCCCGGTATTGACGCAGGGTTTCCTGACTTGATCCTGGCCCGTAAGGGTGAGTTGCTGTTTGTCGAGTGCAAGCTTGAGAAGACTAAAACTCGAGCTAACCAGGATCTGTGGCTTGAGTTGCTTGAGTCCGTGTGCCGGATCGGGCAGGTCGAGTGTTATGTGTGGCGACCAGCAGACTGGGAAAAGATCACTAAGCGTCTAACATCACAGACCAAGCGCAAGGTGTAGTGGCCAGCGCAGCCCCAGGTTCTACGGTCATGGAGCCTGGGGCACAGATCGCACAACTAAACAACCAGCACACAGACCTACCTAGGGTTGCACCTAGGGTGGTAACACACGGAAACGTGGGTAGAGCCCCATGCACTTGGGGTGCAGAGTACGAACTACTAAAACGCGGCAGGTGACCGTCCTATGAGAAAAACATCCGGCGACCTACAGAGACATACTGTGAACAGCGGGGGGACACTCCACGCAAAGACCACACACACGGAGACGACAAGCCAGCTTGCTGGCGCGTCAGTATGTACAACCTGCGACGGAACAGGCTGGACCAGTCACGCAACCAAAGGACTAACACGCTGCAAAGGCCAAGGGATCCCACATGCCTAAACGCACAACCAACCCCGCATACCTAAAAGCACGACAACACCTACTCGCCGACAACCCACCCTGCCACTGGTGCGGAGGCAAAGCCACAGAAGCAGACCACCTAATCGAACACGACCAAGGAGGCACCGACGACCTCGACAACCTCGTACCCTCATGCAAACCCTGCAACAGCAAACGCGGAGCCATCTACGTCAACAACAAAACCAAACAACGAGTAAAAGCACGACAAACCTTTTTTGACACAACAACCATGCCCCCGACCCCCATCTTTCCGTCTATCCCAAAGGAACCAGCGAGAACTGGCCAGAACCAGCCTGAGGTGACGGCTTCGAGTCTGATCGAGTCGGGTTTGCCCAGGTTGCGTACGCCTGTGTCGGGGGGCAACAGTTATGGCCCTGAGATTGTGGCTTGGGCTGAGTCGCAGCTGCAGGTTGAGTTAATGCCGTGGCAACAGTTAGTGCTTGACGATTGTTTTACTCATGTTGACGGCAGGTTTGTGCATCGCACTGGGCTTGTGTCGGTTGCTCGTCAGAACGGTAAAACCACTTTGCTTGAAGCTGCGATCGGTTGGCTGTTGACCGTGTATCCACAGATCATTGGCAAACCTGTGAACATTCTTTCGACTGCGCATGATCTCGGTTTGGCGGTCGAGTCGTTTCATGCGTTGGCTGACATTCTCGAGGAACGCTTTGGGTGCAAGATCACTCGAGCGTATGGCCGTAACCAGGTGAACGCCCCGGACGGTTCCGTATGGAAAGTGTCAGCCTCGACAGGTAAAAAACACGGCGGAACATGGGACTTCATTTTTGGTGACGAACTGTGGGCACTTTCCGAAGCTGCAGTGTTTGGTGCGTTGAGACCGTCCCAAATCGCTGTGCCTAACCCGCTGATGTTGCTGTTCTCCACGGCTGGTGACGAGTCTTCGAGGGTGTTTCAACAGTTACGTGAACAAGGTTTGCAGATCATTGACCGTGGCACCCCGAGTGACTTGTACATGGCTGAGTGGTCGGTTCCGCCCGGTATGGACCCTGGCGTGGCTGAGCTGTGGCCGTTAGCCAACCCTGCCCTGGGTAAAACGATCACACTTGAGGCTTTGCAATCGGCACATAACGCACCCGACAAAGTGCAGTTCATGCGCGCCCATTTAAACCAGTGGGTTAGTGCTGCAGGGTCCTGGCTGGAGCCTGGCGTGTGGGCAGGACTAGAAACCACAGATCCAATGCCAGCAGGCGGAGTGTTAGCGATTGAGACAAGCATTGACGACTCACGGTTTGTGGGGGTGCGTTGCGCATTTGACGGCACCCGCGTACACGTCAAAGTCGAGTTCATCACCGACACCGAAACCGCAGCCTGGCAAGAAGTTGAGCGTGTCATGACAGATCACGCAGTAACCCTGGCGGTCACGCCGTCGCTTGAGATCCATTTACCGCCATTCACAAACAAACGGTTCACCGTCGTTGGCTACGCCGAACTGCTCAAGTTCACCAGCCTGGTGCGCACAATGATCCTCGAGGAACGAGTCCAGCACCACGGCGAACAGATCCTCGCTGAACACGTCAACCGTGCAGTGTTAGTTAAGACTGTGCAAGGTGCCGTGTTGAGCTCACAAAAGTCACCGGGCCCAATCGAGTTGACACGCTGTTTGGTGTGGGCTGCAGCCATGGTGTCAAAACCTGTAAGAAACCAAAGACCTTTACTGGTCGTAGGTCGGGGGTAGAATAACCGCGAGTCTGGGTTCGTCGGGAGCCCAGGCTCACTGAGGACTTATGGGCATTTTCACAAAACGCGAAACCAAAGCACAATTAGCAGCCGACGCACCAGGACCAGCAAAAGCAGCTGCGGCAGGTTCAGGGTTTTATCGCAACGCCCAAGGTTTAAACATGGTTGGCGAATACTGGTCGTATTACGAGGGTGACGCACGCAACGCTGCAATGTCGGTCCCAACCCTGGCGCGTGGCCGTGATCTCATGGCAAGCGTTATCGCCAGCACCCCACTGTGCATGTACAAAGAAATGTGGGACGAGCAAGAAACCGAAATGGAAGAGGAGAAACTTGCTCCACGTTCCTGGTTGCGTCAACCTGACCCGGCGATCACATACTCAACACTTATGGCATGGACCCTGGACGACCTGTTTTTTTACGGTCGCGCATTTTGGTTTATCACGTCACGCACCCAAGACGGTTTTCCCGCAAGTTTTACTAGGCTTCCTGCGTCAATGATCCAAACATTGGATCAGGCAGGGCCAGTATGGTTCGCGCCCAGCAACGAGGTTTATTTCCAGGGTGGCATGATCGACCCCAAAGACCTCGTGCAATTCATCAGCCCGGTACAAGGCATTGTGTACCAGTCCACCAACGCTGTACAAACCGCATTAAAACTCGAGGCGAGCCGTTACCGCAACGCCGAGTCGTCCATGCCTAGTGGCGTATTGAAGCAAACAGGCGGGGAACCGTTGTCAGCGCAAGAGTTGGCTGACCTATCGGCAGCGTTCAACGCAGCTCGACGCGAAAATCAAACCGCAGCCCTGAACGAATACCTTGAGTACACCGAAACCAAAGCCCTGCCCGACAACATGTTGATGATTGAATCAGCGAACTATCAGGCCCTAGAAATGTGTCGTTTGGGCAACATTCCGCCATACCTGGCAGGAGTCAACATTGGCTCATACTCGTACCAAAACGCCCGATCAGCACGCGAAGACCTGTACATCTTTGGTGCACGTCTGTACATGGAATGTGTTAGTCAAACCTTGTCAATGAACAACGTTCTGCCACGTGGCACCTACGTACGTTTTGAGATTGAGAAATACTTGGCTGGCATGATTGAAGACGAATACATACAGGACTCAGGCACACAGCAACAGCAGGTGGGCGACGAGGACATGGAAGAAAACACCCAGGAGGAAAACGCCTAATGGAACTAAAACTTGCACAAGGTTTCGCAGTCGAGCTTGAGGCTGCAGCTGGTGACAAACCACGCCGAACAATCACAGGTATTGCCGTACCGTACAACACCCCAGCCGTAGTCTCAGACGGTACCGAGATCATGTTCTTGGCTGGTTCCCTGCCCACCGACGGCAAAGCCCCAAAACTGTTTATGTATCACGACGCAACCCAGCCGGTCGGTTTGGTGACGGGCCGTACCGAAACCCCTGACGGCATGCTGTTTACCGCGACCGTTGTCGAAACCCAAGCAGGCGACGAGGCTTTGACCCTTGCAGCTGCAGGTGTGCTCGACTCGGTAAGTGTCGGCGTAAATGCCAAGGACTTTTATCGTGACGACGACGGCGTGCTGGTAATCAAATCCGCGGAATGGTCCGAGTTAAGTCTTGTACCAATTCCAGCGTTCAGTGGTGCTACCATTACCCAGGTGGCTGCGTCGCAAGGCGAGCCCGAAACAGCTCCCGACGCAGAACTTGATCTA